TTAGCCAAAAATATTAGCTACGCTTTCCGCAGCCTTTAACCTCATCTCATCCGTGTAGTGTATGTAATTGTGAATAACTGTATCTACTGTATCACCAAGTAGGCTTGCTACTGTTTTAACATCTACATTATTTGCTAATAAAGTAGTAGCGTATGTATGACGGAATGCATGCATTGATTTTTCTGGAATATATTTTTGTAATATTCTGTTAGGGGTAGTAGTATTACTCCGCCTAAAGTTAAACAACCTATCTGTTGTACATACATTTTTATATTTTTTCAGTATCTCAAGTAATGCAGGCGGTATTGGTATAGTCCTTATTCCATTAGTGGATTTAGTAAATGAGTAGTCGAATTGATTATTTCCTAGTGCTACCCATTGTTTGTTTATGGCGATTGTTTTATTTGTGAAGTCTATATCGTTCCATGTTATAGCTATTATTTCGCCATACCTAGCACCTGTATATCTTGCCACCATGAACAATACGTAGTATAAATAGTTGCCATCCTCTAATTCGTCTAATCGTTGTAACTCATCAGCGGTAATAACAGAAACCTTTTTTACATCACGTTGTTTTAACGGCTTAATAGGTTTACAAGGATTTTCACGAACTACTTTGTATGGAGAGATAGCATAGTTAAATAACATATTTAGCACTCTATATGCTAGGTTTATTGTAGCAACTGCATATACGGAATGATTGAATTGATGTAGTATATCTTGCGTTGTAATCGTGGATAGTTTTTTATCCTTTAATGCATCAACTACATTGAGTGCGTTCTTGTAAGTGATCAATGTATTCTTTGTAGCGTTGATATGTTCACTAATAAATATATTAAAAAACTCAATAAGCGTTATATCTTTTAGACTATCATCAAGTGGACTGGTGATAGTCTTTTTTAGATTGTCTACTATTTCTTGGCCATAAAGTTTTGCATCTCTTTGTGTAGCGAAACCCTGTTTAGATTTCTGTTTCCACTTATAGCCATCCTTATAGCTAACTATAATCTGAAACCCTTTGTCTTTTTTTCTGATAGTGAAATTGTATTGCATAATTCACCTCATATGATGTGAGTGTAAAAGTTAATACCCTCTACATCGTCAAATTGCCTTGCATGAGCCATACGCTCGATTAAATCAACATTAGCGTTATTGTACATATCGTCATGTATGATATGGCCTAATTCGTGTAGTATTCCTTGCCTTTGTATATCTCGTGGCTTATTGCTATTAACTAGGATTGTATATGTTCCGTCATCATTTAGTTTTAATACCGCAGTTTGTGTTTTCCGTAATTTTATGTAAATCAAATTGATGTTCATACTATCATCCCCTTATAGGGTTATTGTACAAAGTAGTATGTGCATAAAATTTCCCATGTGTTAGTTAATAAATGAAATATAGAGCTATTATTCTGAAAGTGTATTTGATGGATTATGCTTTTTAAGTAATAAAGCAATTAGGACTATAAGATTTAAAATAGGGAAAATAGAAAGTATGGAAAGTATTGTTGCTTTAAGATTATATTTGCTTTGATATATGTCTACTGCCATATGATACGTTAAAGACGCAAATATAAAGCTAGCAATATAAGAAATATTCATAAGAAATAGTGATGACGAGTACGAATGTTTGCCAGTAACCGAAACAAAAACAAATATAATCGCCCAGATTATAAAAACAACCATAGACAAAGCACAATACGAATCTTTAGACATCATTAAATTCGGCGAGTTTTTTTGCCTTTTTTTATTTAGAAAATAATTTAAGATGATTAATACTATAATATCTAAAATCATATTATTTACCCTCTCTTTTCTTTAACATTTCGATAGTATTTATCACAAAATCTATATCGCTTTTAGACATATCTTTACTGGCATCAAATAGTATGCGTAAATCTGGATTATCTTTAATCGCTTGTGCGTATTCTGATACAGATGAATCATTGTAGTACTGTTCGTCAGTATCAGATTTATCCTCTATTAAATCTGATTTTTCTACCCCAAAATAGTTAGCTAACTGTTCTATTTTATTCATTCTAGGCATTTTAGTGCCGTTAACCCATGTTGAAATAGTTGATTTGTTTAATCTTAAATCGGCTACTAAATCGGCTTGTGTCTTTTTGTTTCTTGCTAATAAATTACTTAAATTTTTAGCAAACACCTTTTTGTAATCAGAATTCATGATAAACTCCTATTCTTCTCACCTGTATATTTCTATATTAATACTTAAAGTAGTAAACTTCAATACTATTTTTTAAAAAAGTTTACTTTTAGTATTGACATTCTACTTTAAGTAAACTATACTAATAGCATAAGAAAGGGGTGATAAATTGAAGCGATTAAAAATTTCATTGAAAGCAGCAAGAGTTAATGCAAATCTATCTCAAGAAAATGTGGCAAAGAAAATGAAGAAATCTAAAGTTACAATCAACAATTGGGAGAATGGTAAAACAGAAATCGACTATGGAAATTTAACTGAATTATGTAGATTGTATTCAGTAACTATGGATGATATTATTTTGCCTTATTAGTCTACTTTAAGTAGAAAAAAGAAAGGGTGAATGCATGAGTGAATTACAAATTTTTAAAAGCAATCAATTTGGTAATGTACGCATTGTAATGCAAGGTCAAGAAGCTTGGTTTGTTGCTAAAGATGTATGTAACTGTCTTGAAATTAACAATTCAAGACAAGCGTTAATCCGATTGGACGATGATGAAAAGAGTAGTGTCATTTTAAATGACGGTACTCCGGGAAATCCAGAAAAATCTGTTGTCAATGAATATGGCTTATATAGTTTGGTGCTTTCAAGTAGAAAGCCAGAAGCTAAAGAATTTAAGCGCTGGATCACACATGATGTTATCCCTCAAATACGTAAAACAGGACAATACGTTGCAGATATACCTCGCACATTGCCAGATGCATTAAGAGCATATGCTAATGAGGTTGAAGAACATAATAAAGCAAAAGCTTTGATTGAAGAGCAAAAGCCAAAAGTTTTGTTCGCTGATAGTGTAGCAGCCAGTCATACATCTATCTTGGTAGGTGATTTAGCAAAATTACTTCACCAAAATGGAGTAAAAGACATGGGGCAAAAACGATTGTTTAATTGGTTACGTGAAAACTCATATTTAATAAAACGTAAAGGTTCTGATTATAACAGTCCTACACAAAAAGCAATGGAAATGGGACTATTCCAAATTAAAGAAACTGTTGTAAGCCATGCTGATGGTCATACATCGGTTAATAAAACTACAAAAGTAACAGGAAAAGGACAACAGTATTTTATTAATAAATTTTTAGGTGAATAAAATGGAAAGCCTTGTATACACGGCTAACCAAGTAGCGGAACTATTTCAAATTTCACTAACTGCAGTATATGACCTAAGAAATAAAGGCAAGCTAAAACAACTACCGAATGTAAGCGGTGTAAGGTTTAGTAAAAAAGAGGTCGAAGCACTAGCAGGAGTTGAAAGCGAATACTCGGCTATTGGTTACAGAAAATTAAAAAACGAAGTGGAAACACTAAGAGAAGAAAACAATCGTTTAAAAAGTGAAATAAAAAAAATCACTAGCCAAATGCTAGTGATTGTAGGAGAAGAATTATGAGATTTGAGTGGAAAGTAAAACAGCTAAAAAATGAGTTGGTAATGCTAAAAGAAAGATTAAACAATGCATTTCACAAAAGACATGCATTCAGAACAGACCACCCTTGCTATAAAGTAATAGCAAAAAGAAGAGTGGCTGTTGCAATTAGAGAGATTAGGACTTGCAATCATGAAATAGCACATTGGAGCGTACAATGAAATTTATTTATCTTACAAGAGCAATTGCCCTGTTCTTTATGGTTGGCTCTATCAACTCAATAGAGTATGACCTAATAGACGCATGGACAGGGTTTTTGCAAATCTCATTAGGTATAACATTACTCATCCTTTCAAATTTCTGGATGAGGGAAATAAAAAAAGCACGCTAGACCGACCAAAGCCATAAGCGTGCGTGTAGAGTGATTTTGAAAATACTCTACTTGTATTTTAACACAAATATAAGGAGAAAAACATGGAAATTAATTTAACACCAGTTGTTAGCCGAAACGAACAAGTATTCAAATGGAATAAAGATGAAATTAAATCTTACTTTGAGGCGCAGTTAGAGAAATACAAAGGCCTTGTAGTAACGGAAGAAAACTATAAGGAAATGGTAAGTGCTAAGAATGAAATTGTTAAGTATCGGACAACGCTTGATAAATTCTGTAAAGAGAAAAAAAGAGAACTCAAAAGACCTATTGAACTGTTTGAGGAAGAAGTAAATGAAGTATTGAAAGTCGTTTACGATGCAGAAAAGCCATTGGCGGAACAAATTAAATACTTTGACGAAAAAGAAGTACAAGAAAAAACAGAAACCATCAACAAGTTTATTGAAAAGATGGTTGAAAAGTATTACGTTCGTGCAGAATATGCGGAACAACTACAACGTGATAAACGATGGTTAAATAAAACTGCAAAGATGAAAGACATTGAAACCTCTATTGAGGGAATGATGATTGAAATTGCAAAGCGACAACAATCGGATGACGATTATAAACAAATTCTAGCAGAGAAAGAAGGAATGATTGAGTTTGTGGTTGATACTTGCAACCAGCAATACGAATTAGCCACACCGATTACTTTTAATGAGTGCTGGCCTGTAGTAAAAGATATGCCACTAGATCAAGCTAGAGAATTTATCAATTCAAAATTTGCTAAACGCAATGAAATGGAAGAGGCTGCACGAGCAAGTATCACAAATGAAACAGTTGAAATAGTAGAAACATCAGAAGCAAAAACAAGTTTAACAGTAACTGTATATAACTTAACAGAAGAAGATGCAAAAGATTTAACTGATTTCTTGGAAATGCGTGGTTACAAATATAAAGAGGTATAGATGGATAGTAGATATATAGCGGTTAAAACTGTACCGCAATCAGCGTTGAAAGTAATTGACTTTGGGAAACTTAAAGGAAAATATGACATTTCTCCTCAATGGCGATGGGAAATCTTAACCGAAACATATGGTATGTGTGGAATTGGTTGGAAATTTGAAGTTGTTAGTACTCAACAAGTACCAGTCGAAGAAACCAAAGAAACTATGTTGTATGTATTGGTAAATCTATACATCAAAGATGGTGATGAATGGAGTGAACCAATTCCTGGATATGGTGGAGATTTCCTAATCTACAAAGATAAAAATGGTTTTCACGGCAACGATGAAGCCTTTAAGATGGCCGTTACTGATGCATTAGGTACTGCAGCAAAAATGATTGGTGTAGGTGCTGATGTATATCGAGGCTTGCAAGATACAAAAATCAATGCAGCGGCAGAAAAAGAAAAGAAAGAAAAAGAGTTTAACCCTCAAAATGCGTATGCAATTGTATTACAAACGGCTGGCGAACATGGGATTAGTAGTGAGCAACTAAACCAACAACTTACAAAAATGTTTGGTGTTGGTGTGATTGATAACATTACAAGAAATCAAATGTCAAAACTTTATGACTGGGTAAAAGGTTATGAAGTGGACAACAAATAACATCGAAACATTAAGAAGTCCGCTGGGTGTAATGGTAGTAATACCTGCACCACATGACAATGATTTGTCAAATATCTCTACCGATAAAGAATACACAGTAGAGATTAAAAGGAAATCTAAAAGCCGTAGTCTTAACTCAAATAGTTATGCTTGGATATTGTGCCAACGCATAGCTGATGAGTTAAGCAAGAATGGTTATACATCAAAAGAAGATGTATACCGAAAAGCTATAAAAGATTGTGGACATTTCTCATATGTGCCAGTAAGAGCGGATGCAGTCGAACGCTATATACAAATATGGCAAGGGCACGGATTAGGGTGGCTTGCAGAAGATATCGGCGAATGTAAAACCTTAGAGGGTTATCACAATATCATGTGTTACCACGGCAGCAGTGTATATACAGTATCAGAAATGCAACGATTGATAGATTGCCTAGTCGATGAATGTCATCAACTAGGGATACAACTTGATGATAGCGATTACATACAATCGCTAGTTAAGGAGTGGGGGAATGAACAAAAGAAAAAGACTTGATGATAAACTCTACAAAATCACAAGACCGAAAGCTATCGAACGAGATAGTATTGACGGCTATCCATGTTGTGTAATATGTGGTTCACCTGCAACGGAAGTACACCACATATTGCCTAGAGGTAGAGGTGGAACAAGTGAATTAAATAATCTAGCGTGTTTGTGCAGATATTGCCATGAGAATTTAGCACATGGAGTATTTGCCAAAGAAACAAAAAGGAAGCTAGAAGCGATCATTGAAGAAAGGACGAAACGATATGAAGAAAATTGATGTAGTCGAACTATATATAACAAAACGAATTGAATTGTTAGAACGTGAAAATGGTGAATATAAAATTCATAAAAAAGAAATCAGTGAATTAAAAGACGTGCTAGATGTAATCAATAAAACAAGAACTGTTAGATGTGCTAAAACATTAACAAAAATCAATGGCTTTGATGTAGATAAACTCATCAAACAAACTACTAGCTATCTATAAGAGGTAGCCTATGAGCGATAACAAAAAATATTACTATCTACGGCTGAAAGATAATTTCTTTGATAGTGATGAGTTGAAGATACTAGAAAGCATGAAAGATGGCTATTTGTACAGTAATATTCTTTTAAAACTCTATCTCCGTAGCTTAAAGAATGATGGCAAGTTAGTTTTTAATGATCGCATTCCGTATAGTGCTGAAATGTTAGCTAGTGTAACAGGCCATAAAGTTGGAACTATAAAACAAGCGTTATCTATATTTAAAAATTTAGGCTTAATCGACATATTTGACAATGGTGCAATATATATGCTTGATATTCAAAACTTCATAGGAAGAGGCAGTAGTGAAGCCGATAGAAAGCGTGAATATAGACAACGAATAGAAGTAGATAGGACAAATGTCCAGACAAATCTCCGACAAATTTCCGACAAAAATCCACCAGAGATAGAGATAGAGTTAGAGAAAGATATAGAGATAGAGAAAGAGATAAATAAAGAGTTATATATAGAGAAAGATATAGATATAGATACTCTATCTTTATGTGAACAAAAATCTCTAATTCACGATATATGGGAAGGTGCTTTTGATTTGATAACTGCAAATGTAAAGAAATCACTAGATAATCTTGTAGATGAATATGGAGCAGTAATTACGAAACAAGCTATTCTCGATGCCAAAAAGCAAGGTAAATCTCATATCAAGTATGTTGAGGATGTTTTAAAAAATAAGATGCTTGAAGAAAATATTCCTGCAAACAATCCAAAAAGAAAGCGATTTGTAAAACCAACAGTAGAAGAAGTAAGGCAATATTGTATTGAACGAAACAATTGTGTAAATGCTGAACAATTCTATGACTACTACGAAAGCAATGGCTGGAAAGTAGGAAAGAACTCTATGAAAGATTGGAAAGCAGCGGTTAGGACTTGGGAGCGTAGCGAATACAGAAAACCTAATTATAAAAAGAATAGCAAGGAAGATGCAATCAACGTAGTAAAGGAGTTGATGAACGAATATGCAGATGAACAGTCAACAAAAGACAACTGCTGCACTATCGATGTTACAGATAGCATGGTCTACTGATATGACAAAGGAACGCATGAAACTATATGTATCGATGCTTGCTGATGTAAATTCTGTTACCTTGGAACAAGCGGTAGCAAATTTAATAAAGCGTAGTAAGTTTTTACCGAGCATTGCTGAAATCCGTGAAGAATGTTCCGCACTAAGTGCTTATGTAAATGCACATGATGAAATGCCAATCGCACAAAGTGAATGGGAAAAAGTCATTAAAGCGGTAGGCACTTATAGCTTTGAATATGGAAAAGAGCATTTAGAGGGAATAACTTTAACGGCTGCAAGGGCGATATGGTCGTCCTTTGACCCTAGAATGGGTCATGAATACAACGAGGCAAGTTGCAGATCACAATTCATCCGTTGCTATGAGCAATTGGTAGACCGTGAGAAACACCGCCAAAGAATGGCAAATTCAATCAAGGATAATCATGTGTTGTTGAAAGCTAGAGAAAAGGCACAACATGATAAGGCTTTGATAAGTGCAGGTCAAAAGCAAATTGAAATGACTGCTACAGGTAACTTGGTAGAAGTTGCCAAAGAACCTGTAGACGTCATGAAAGTATTAGAAAAAAGCACCATATCGGATAGTGCGAAAAAACTTATACGAGGTGCATTAGGGGGATAACACATGGAATATATGGGAAGTATAAAAGTAGAGTTTAGTATTAGCACCAATATCAATGCAGAAACAGAGGGTCAAGCGTGGCACAAACTGCATCAAATCATCGATTACTTGAATGACAATGTAACAATCGATTGCAAGTTGGGTAGTGAATATGATGTGAGTGTTGATGAGTGCAACGTAGAACCGAATTACATCAGCGAGTATTGAGCATGAAAAAACACAAGATGGTAATCCACATTGAAATACCGCTCAATGTGGAAACAGAACAAGAGGCAAACGAACAAATGGTTATGATTATGAAAGCTAATACAAGGGAGTTTGATTCTATAGGCGATATGGTGCGTGTATTCAAAGGGAGAACATTGATTGAAAGAAAATTGATTTAAACGCTCCATAAAGCGAGTTTGATTTCTCTAGGATAAAACATAAGCAAGAAATGGTACACACACCAAAATAAGGCGATGCGGTACGTAGAATTAGAAAATAGGAGTTGAATATATGAACCAAGTACAACTGTTAGGGAATTTAGCACGAGATGCGGAATTGAGATTTACACAAAGCGGAAAAGCGGTGGCAACTTTCACAGTCGCTGCTACGAATACATACGTTGACAGTACAACAAACGAAACAAAAGAACAGACTGCTTTCATTAATTGCGTAGCATGGGGCAAGACTGGGGAAGCGGTTGGCAGTCGCAAAAAAGGGGAAAGGCTACTCGTAAATGGCCGTATTCAAACTCGGTCATACGATACGCAAGATGGGCAGAAACGATATGTAACCGAAGTAGTAGCCGATTTTGTTGGCAAAAAGCTTGATGGTGAATTTGATAGCGGCAGCAACTTTGATAGTTTTGAGCAACCGCAAAATGAAAGTATTCCGTTTTAGGTGATCAAATGGCTTATAAACATAAAGATTGTGTTAATAACTGGATAGTTAGTAAAAAGAAACATCCACGATATGTGCAACTAATGAAGTCATTACAATTATTGTTTGGACTGTTTCAAGAGGCAAAATATGTAGACTTTATAAATGTTGTGCATGGAGAGGATGCAGATGCCTATGAGGCTGCATTTCATAGGATAAAAGCATATTACAAGAAATATCCAAAGTTAAAGAAACGAAAGATGCCAAGGATAAATGGTGATGGCGATATGTATGATATACCACCAAGCCAGTTATAAAGGAGTGAGTAACAATGCTAGTTGAAGATAAAACAAAATATTGCTGGGTTGATAATGGAAAAGCTGGCGAACCGCAAGATAGTATTAAAGATGCAATAGCGGATTATTTAAAATACATCAGTTATTTTGGTAATGTTGATTGCGATTGTGATATTGAATGGGTACGTGTTGGACACCCTTGTTATTACGTTCCAAAGATTGATAGTGAACGAGTACTTTGGAATTTAATTGAATATGATATGGATGATGAAATTAAAGAATGGTCGGACGATTACTTAAACGATGTAAAGAAAGAGCATATTGACGAACTCAGCGAGGAGCTAACAAAAGTATTCCGAGCATGGGAGAAGAAATATGGGTTCGAAAATAATGCATTGGTGGTTTTTGAAACAAAGAAATACCGAATTAGTGATTATATCGACAAATAAGGATATTGATTATGAAAGTATCGTGTAAAGGAGATTAAAAATGACAGTACATGAATTAATTGAAAAATTGGAAAAATGTTATCCTGACCAAGAATGCTTTGTTGAAGCTGAATACAAGCAGTATGAGATTGATTATATCAATGATTCAAATGACGGTTTAGAAGTAGTGTTAATTGCTGGCTGGGAAAAAGATGAGGACGAAGAGTAAAAGATATTTTAAAACGATGTGAACGATATATAGAGAGGTGATACATATTGCCAATGGAAAAGAAGAAAAAGAAAGTAAATAGCAAGCAAAAGGGAGTAAGAGGTGAACGACTATGGCGTGATGTATGCCGTGCCAATGGGTTCAACAAGGTAAGGCGAACAGTCCAATATTGCGGTAATACAGGCGATGCATCAGACTGCATTGGACTACCTAACATACATCAAGAAGTAAAGTTTGTGGAGAACCTAAATGTACGAAAGGCTTATGAACAGGCAGAACATGATGCAATCCAAGCAGGTAATGGCGATATACCAATCGTTGCATGGAAGAAAAGCAATCAAAAGTGGCTTGTAATCATGAGTGCAGATGATTTTTTTCAAATCTATAAAGATAGTAAATGGAGTGAGGAACTTGGCAGTTAATACATCGGTATATGGCATTCCGTATAATTGCAAAAATTGGTTAGCATTAGCATCGGTAGTATGGGGCAACCTTGATACGAGCGAAGCCATTAAAATTGTAGGCGGTAAAGGTTGCGGATTACCTAAGAAAGTAAGTATCCAAGATGAATTTGATTTGGTTGACAAGGTAATTGAACTTTGTAGAAAAGGCCTAACAAACAGACAAATCATGGCCGAATTAAATATATCGAGCAATCGAGTTGTTAGAGCGAAGAACTGGGGTGAATGGAATAGTGTTAGTAAAACGAATGAATGAATATGTTGAGTTGCCTACACGAGGTAGTGCATGGAGTGCTGGTTTAGATTTGTATTGCCCTTTCGATGTTACAGTACCAGCGGATACGCAGAAAAAAATACCATTAGGAATAGCGGTACAAATACCAGATTTTCATGTTGGTTTGTTGGTTCCTAGAAGTAGCATGCATAAGACACCGCTACGAATGGCAAATAGTATGGGTGTAATCGATAGCGACTATACAGGTGAAATATGTGCAGTGTATGACAATGTATCGTGCAAGGATTACACGATTAAACGTGGTGAGCGTATAGCACAGTTGTTAATTGTTCCAATATTATTGCCTGATATTGAAGAAACAGACCGATTATACGAAACGGAAAGAGGTAGTAATAGGTTCGGTAGTACAGGCAAATAGACAGAAAAGACAGTAAAAAAGACAGAAGATAGACAGTAAAAGGAGAAAACAAACATGAATAAATTAGTATTAGCAACAATGATTATGGGTACAATTGGCGGTAATGTATTAGCAAGTGATGTTGTAACAGGGCCAGTAGAGCCTAACACACAAGCGCCAGTAGTAAGCGGTTACAATTCTGTAGCCGTAGGGGTGAATACAGTAGTTACTGGAACAAATACAATCGTTCTAGGCCGTGATAATAAAGCAACAGGAAATGATAGCGTTGTAATCGGTGGTGGCAACGGAACAATCGAAGCAGACCAAGCAAGCGTAATTGGGTATAACAACTATGTAGGCAACAATAAAGAACAAACTGTATTAGGTGCTAACAATACAGTAGATAATCAAGGTGCGGTAGTAGTAGGCACGCATAGTGTAGTGCGTGGAATTGATGCAGTAGTCATTGGTAATAATGCATCAGCACCTATTCAAAATTCAGTAGCGATTGGCACAAACAGTCAAACGGATAACCCTGTAGGTGTTCGACAAGTTGTATTAAATGGGGTAACTCACGTGTTCGCAGGTGAAAATCCTAATAGCGTAGTGTCATTTGGTAGCAAGAAAAGCGACACATACAGTGGGATTAGTAACTACAACAGACAGTTACATAATGTAAGTGCTGGCCGTGTAGACCCTAGCAGTTTAGACGCGGTAAACGGCAGTCAACTGTTCGCAGCGTATGACGAAATTGAAACAAGCGGAACACACATTGCCAAACTTCAAAAAGATGTGAATTGTTTAGACAAACGAGTTACACGAAATACTACGAATATCTCTAATTTAACCTCTAAGGTGGATAATGGATTTACAACGATTAATAACACTCTAACCGCTACAAACAAGCGTGTGGGGCAAAATAGCCAAGCCATTTTGAACAATACGGATAGAATTAATAGCCATGAAACACGTATTACGGATTTAGAACGTAATACAGTAGGTCAAATCTCAAATGTGATGCATGAAGTGGCAAAAGCTGGTGCATCTAATGCAGCATTAAGTGCATTGCACTATTTAGGCTACAATTCTGATGATAAATTAACATTTGCGGTAGGCTACGGACACTACAAAAACGCAAATGATGTAGCCCTCGGTATGTTCTATGCACCAACTGAGCATGTAATGTTTAGCTTGGGTACTACATTAGCCAATAAGATGATTAATGCAGGTGTATCCTTTAGACTTGGTAAAGGTAGTGAATACGAAACTAACCATAAAGGTAAAATCAAAGAACTTGAAACCTTGGTTACTAAATTAGTAGCGGAAGTTGAAGCATTGAAAGCTGGTAAATAATATGTGTACACCGATGGGAACATATACAGGTGATGTAGAACGCCTACAAACGAAAACAAATGATTTAAAAGCGATGGCTAACATGAAAATTGAACGAAATAAACAAACAACTAAATTTGTACAAGAGTTATTCTTTAATGCGGTTATGGGTGTATCTTTAGTAGCTTTGATATTTGGATTTGTGATTTTAATTAAAGTGTTGGTTGGATAGATATAGGCGGTGAAATATCCGCCTTATCACAAGAGGTTAATATGAATATTTTTAGAGATTTTATGGAAAAACCAACAGACGAAATAATGGATGGTATATGTTGTGCTTTAACCATAATACATGGTGATGATGTGTATAAACCGATAATTAGAAGAGAATACAATTATCTAGTTGCTGAATATCATATAAATGGTGTTGTTGTTGGTATCATGATGAGTATTCTGGAACTAAAAGAAAGAAAAATATCATTAGAGGAGTATGCGAGAACCATACGAAAAAAAGCGCTTATTGAATATGTTGATCGCGTTGAAAGTGAGCGTAAAAAAGAATGGAATGATGCGTTAAATCGATGGAAAGAAACACAAGGTGATAACAAATGTTAGGTTATAGCGGATATACAGAACATTCTGATTATTACATAGCACCACATGATACATGGGAAAGTGCATTTGAATTTCTAAAGCAACTGGCTTGTGAAAGTGGCGATAATGAATTTTGTATCGGTGAGGTGCATCAAACAAGCGTGTTAGAGTTTGGAAATATAAAATGGTACAAATGGAATGAAGATAAAGGAGAATGGATACAGTATGATTAAGCGTTATAAAAAGAAACCAGTTGTGATTGAAGCAATACAGTATACGGGAAAAAATTGGGAAGAGTGTGTGAAATTTTGTGGAAAAGACTTTATATGCTTTATTGAAAACAAACTTCTCATTAACACATTAGAGGGGCAATATAGAGCGTCGTTAGGTGATTACATCATCAAAGGTGTTAAAGGCGAGGTTTATCCATGTAAGCCTGAAATATTTGAAATGACATATGAAGAGGTGAAAAGTGTATGATCACAGATAAACAAGGTATAGAATGGTTACTTCAAAAGTTATATGATGATGGCTGGCGGTATTATGTTAAGAATGCTGGTGGATGTGCATTCTTAACAACTAAAAAACCGATTATGCTTGAAAATATATTAGATATAACAACTGGTGGCGATGTTAAATATATAAGTATTATGACGAAAAGCATATTGCCAAAAATAGCTAAAAATGAAGTTTTAGACATTGCGGAAGAATTAGGTTTTGTTGATTGGTCAAAAGTGGAAGTTGATACACCAATTTTTGTTAGAAATAGCAATGAAGAAGTATGGAAGTGTAGATATTTTGCGATGTATCTAGACGGGGAAGTATATGCATGGCAAAATGGAAGAACATCTTGGAGCAATCCAATAAAAAATCTTCCGATTGCGTGGAAAATTGCAAAACTAGCAGAGGTATAAACATATGGCACAAAATTTAATTACAATTGGAATGATATTAGGTGTTTCTCCTTTTTTAGCAGCGATTTTAAGCGATGCATTTGATACGTTTGAAGAGGGATGTGTGCGAATGTTATACATACAGGCGATAATTGGTATTGTGTTAATTATCTTTGGCACTGGGTTTATGTTGGGTGGTGAGTAATATTTGAATGAACCGACAAAAAGTGAAAAGAGATTAATTAGTAGTGCTAGAAAATACCTTGAGCCTGTAAAGACAGTTGATGAGCAAATAAAGTCGATTGCAAAAGAAATAGAGCAACTACGATGTAACATTACATCGATTAGTGCTATTGATTACTCAAAAGATAGAGTAAGTGGTGGCGGTGTGCCGTGTGGATTAGAAAACAGCGTGGCAAGGTTCATCGACACGGAGAAGGAACAACGCAGACGGATTGATGAATTGAGTGAGTACAAGTGCGATGTAATCAATACAATCAATAGTCTAAGTGAAGAAATAGGCGGTACAATGTTACGTTATGAATACCTGCTTGGAATGTCAGCTAAACAAGCACATTCGGTTTTTGAGAACCAATTCAACGAAAGACAAGCTATGAGGTATAAAGAGAAAGCATTAATTGAAATAGGCAGGTTGAAATGTCAGTAAATGTCATGAAATGTCAGTAAATGTCAGTATATATGTATAAAAACATATAGTAGAATATAAGGTGTAAGAGTTGCCAATGAGCAATTCTAAAAAACTAAATAGCAATTGAGGTGCGGTTTTATATTTTGTATTTGAAAATCAACGAGTATTGTTTCTAAGTCATTACAATCTATATTATTTTCTAACTGCACCGCACCTCTTATATTGCATTTTGTAAACTAATACCGCACATATAGTTCTTTCCAATATTGCAAATAATACCTATACGTTTCATGAGATAAAACCTTAAGCGAAAAAATGTTACATACTACAAACAACTGGCGGTATTAGTTTAGAGAGTGCAATTGCATACTGAAAACTAAAGCTATATATGTTCCATTAAGAACCGAGTATTATTCGGGAGTTAGACAGAGGGAGCTAACCACGATTACAATTCATATGCTCGTGTTGGTGAATAGCCAACTATATAACTTTGGTTTTGAGTATGCAATAATTGCTGAAAAGTGAATATCGTATTTTGTTTTGGTTACGAACTAGAACATGTGCATATGTTTTGACTACGTGTCAGAACGTGTGTAAGCGTTGACTATGCGGTATTCAGTTTTGAATAATTATTACAATACAAATGAATAAAACTATCACATAATGAGGTATATCCACGGCGATATATCTCATTTTTTGCATAAAGTTATCAAAAAGGGAGAAATGATGACTGATATTATGTGTTGTAAGCGTAAATGCTTGAACAACAAGAAAGGGAGATGTACGGCTAATGTCATTGAGTATGACGGATTATGCCAAACGTACATTACACAGGGGAACGCAAGCAAAAGTGCATGCGGTTTGTGTGTACGATCTAATGGGAAATTAAAGCGGAAAGGTGGTGAAGTACTAAAATGATTAAAGCAATTAAACAATTCATTAAGGATAGAGCGTTATTCAAAAAAGCTGCACAAGATTTAGACAATAAAGACTTACAGGCAAAAGCAAAATATGCGTTTGAACATCGTGAAGATAATGTGTTGAGTATTATTGATTGCCTAGCCATTGTGTGCGGTGTATTGATTATAGTCGGTATTGTGTGGTGCTTAATGTGAATTATCAACCAACGATAAAGAAACTACTCAAAGCATTACAGATGAACGGCAGGCGGTATGTAGTTGATGTAAGGCAATCATGGAGTAAATACGATAAGCCTTGCAAGGTATATATCGTCAACAGAATGTACACAGAGGAAGAATACAAATTGATGTTTCCTCATAAGTACAAAAATGGCAAGACCTTTAAACAAGGACAACTTTATAAAAAAGAAAGTGAGTATAGCAGTACCAAGCAACATGAAGTACTGCTATTTTTAGTTAAGACATATAAAGGTGGTGATTGATATATGGCAGATGCTAACACCTTAACAGAAAAAGAACGTATATTTGCAGATGAGTATATCAAGACTACCAATGCGACACAGAGTGCAATTAAAGCTGGATATTCAGAGAAAAGTGCATCAAGCAAGGGAAGTCAATTATTAAGAAAAGTAAAGGTACGTCAATATATAGACGATGTAATGGAAAAGCGTAGTAAAAACACAATCGCAACTGCTGATGAAGTGTTGGAGTACCTAACCAAAGTGATGAATGGTGAAGAGAAAGATGCATTTGGTTTAGATATATCAATTGCAGATAGAACTAAAGCAGCCGAATTGTTAGGTAAACGGCACATGTTATTTACCGAAAAAGTAAAACTTGATGCAGAAATAGAGATTGATATTTCAGACCGCATGAAGCAAGCAAGGGTAAAATCAGATGAAGTACAACAAGGCACAACTGATTGATGCGTTGGGTTCATTTACGCATGATCCATTAGGCTTTACATACTTTTCTTTTCCTTGGGGTGAAAAAGGAACACCACTTGAAAACTTTGACGGCCCTGATGAGTGGCAAGTTGAAACCTTTAAGAAAATAGGTGAAGAACTACGTAAGGGCAAATCGTTGGCAAAAGCAATTCAAATTGCGGTAGCATCTGGACATGGTATTGGAAAGTCAGCGTTTTCATCAATTTTAATTCTATTTGCAATTGCTACACATGAGAATACAAGGGGAGTAGTAACCGCTAATACTGATACACAGTTAAAGTCTAAGACTTGGGCGGAACTTAACAAATGGTACAACCTGTTCATAGGTAAGGAACTATTTACTTATACGGCTACCGCATTGTTTAGTGCTGATAAACAGTATGAGAAAACATGGCGGATAGATGCTATTCCGTGGAGTGAAAGCAACCCTGAAGCATTCGCAGGCCTACATAATCAAGGTAATCGAATACTTATCATCTTTGATGAAGCATCCGCTATTTCCGATAAGATTTGGGAAGTAACAGAGGGTGCGTTAACAGATAAGGAAACCGAGATTATATGGTGTGTGTTCGGAAACCCTACACGTAACAGTGGCAGGTTTAGAGAATGTTTCAGAAAGCATCGTGCATATTGGACTACCTATCAGATTGATAGCCGTACTGTAAAAATCTCAAACAAAGCGAAATTACAAGAATGGGTTGATATTCATGGTGAGGATAGCGACTTTGTAAAGGTGCGTGTAAGAGGAATATTCCCTAGTGCATCTGATACTCAATTCATATCCGCATCAATTGTAGATGAAGCACAAAAGAGAGTGTATAAAGTAGGGCAATTCGATAATTTACCTACTATTATCGGTGTAGACCCTGCATGGACTGGTGGCGATACATTAGAAATCGTGATGCGACAAGGCTATTCGATGAAGTGTTTGGCAACAATCGAAAAGAATGACGATGATATGCGCATGGCTAACCTCATTGCACAATTTGAGGATGAATACAAAGCGGATGCGGTATTCATTGACCAGGGGTACGGAACAGGTATTTATAGTATTGGTAAGTCGATGGGTAGAAAATGGCGGTTAGTTGCCTTTGGTGGTGCATCGCCTAACAATATGTACCTCAATATGCGTGCGTACATGTGGGGCGAAATGAAAGAGTGGTTAAAAGAGGGCGGTGCAATTCCTAATGAGCAAGGATTGTACGATGACCTCGTAGGGCCAGAAGCGATCATTGATAAAAACGGCCGTATCCAACTGGAAAGCAAAAAAGACATGAAAGAACGAGGGTTACCATCACCGAATAAAGGCGATGCATTAGCCTTGACCTTTGCATTTAGGGTCACTAAAAAAATAAATGGCAATCATAGAAGAGTAGCGAATACAGAGTACAAACCATTTGGGTAAAGGGGGAATGTGAATGTGTATGAAAGCTAAAACACCAGATATTAAGCAACCAGCACCATCGCCTACACCAGTTGCACAAACTGATGATATGGCACAAAAAAGAGATGAACAATGGTTCACTGATAAGAAGCGCAAGAAAACTGGTTATGATAGCACCATCTTGGCTAGTGCATTGAGCCAAGCTACAGGTAAAACAACATTAGGCGGTTAATATGAGTACTATCTTATCAAGTCTAGCAAGGCAACCTACAGAAAAGCCTGTAACTAAACCGAAAGACTATAAAAAAATAAAAGCTAAATTCAATCAGATGTTCACCAATCGTCAAAAGTACGTTGAGAAATGGAAGATGATTAGAGATTATCAGTTGCCATTCCTTGGTGTGTTCGATGGCGAACAAGACCAATCAAAGTTGTATACCGATAAAATACTAACTGGTATAGCATGGGAAAGCTGTCAAATATTCGCTAGTGGTGTAATGAGTGGAATGACACCGCCTAGCCGTAAATGGTTTAAGCTAACCATGGAAAATACGGATATGGCGGCGAATAGTGAAGTAGCGAAAGTATTAGATGAACGTGAAGAAATATTGTATGCAGTGTTTGCAAAATCCAATTTCTACAATGTGGTTCACCAAGTCTATATGGAGTTGCCGTTTGGACAAGCACCGATGTCAATCATGCCTGATGGTAAAGTTGGTGTACGTTTCACATCGTATCCAATCGGTACTTATGCATTAGAATGTAATGCTAATGGTGAGGTTAATACGTTTGGGCGGAAGTATAACATGACTTGCGACCAACTCGTGGAAGAGTTTGGATATGATAACTGTACCGAAAAGATTAAAAACGCATACGATGATGGCAAGGGTAATGCAACTGTATATACTGTTTGTTGGCTAGTGTGCGAAAACAAAGACCGCAATGGAAAACTAGGTAACAAGAACATGCCTTATTCCTCTATTTACTGGGTTGAGGGTAGTAGAGATGATGAAATCTTGCGACATAGTGGCTATGAAGAATGGCCTATTCCGATTGCACGGCACACTACACATGATCTAAATGGCTATGGTAAAGGTAGTGCATGGTTCGCACAATCAGATGCGATGATGCTGCAAAAGTTGGAACTGGACAGACTAACCGCTATTGAGTTAGGTGTAAAACCACCAATGGCCGTTACATCCGATGTGATTGGTAGTGTATCACTATTTCCGGGTGGTATAACCGAAGTCGATACAGGCGGTAAGGTTGAACCTATATTTAACGTAGGTATCAATCTTGATTGGATAATGCAACAAATCATTGAAGTTAAAGACAGTATCAAACGTGCGTATAGTGCTGATTTATTCCTAATGCTTGATAACATGGACAATGGACAAATGACGGCAAGGGAAGTCATGGAACGCACGCAAGAGAAACTACAACAATTAGGCCCTGTAGTGGAACGGCTACTATCTGAATTTCTTAATCCGATAATCGAACGTACATATGCGATATTAGATCGTGCAGGTGTGTTTCCGCCAATCGACGAAGCATTAGCGGAAGAGTTAAACGGCCAAGATGTTAAGATAGAATACATCTCACCATTAGCACAGGCGCAGAAAGTATCTTCATTAACTTCAATTGAACAGTATTTTGCGTTCCTTATGTCATTAGCACAGGGCAATCCTAATATTCTACAAAAATTCAATTTTGAAGAAGCAGCGGATTATTATGGTGTAAACCTCGGTGTTCCTGCAAAAGTAATTGTATCCAATGACGAATATCAAGCTAAGATGGAAGAACAACAACAGGCACAACAGGAACAAGAGGAACAAGCACAAATGATGCAAGCAGCACAATTAGCACCTCAAATGGCTAGTGCGGCGAAACAAGCAACCGACGCAGCAAATGATGGAAACCCTGTAATGCAACAGTTAATGGGAATGGGGTACTAGATGAAACAGAAAAGAGATTATATGCGAGAGCGTGATGTTGAAGCGCTAAACCACGTACTGAGTGATGAACTTGGTAGGTGGTTTTTTTATCGCATTCTTGACCGAGCAAAACTGAATAGCCAATCATTCACAGGCAACAGTACAACATTCTTTAATGAGGGAATGAGGGCTGTTGCTATTTTATTGCAAAACGATTTAGGAAAGATTGGCGATGGTGTAGAGGGTGTTAAGAAATATCACCTAGCACAAATAGAAAATATTCAGATGCAAAAATATTTCAAGACTTTAGAACAAAGCGAATTAGAGAAAGGTGAATAACCATGGATGAAAATTTAGAACAAGGCACAAACAATAACACGGATAGTGCAAATGGTGGTACACCACAGGACACGAACACACAAAACCAACAAAGTACGATTTTAGGCGGTGGCGGTGATACTAACACCGACCAACCTGCAGAACCTACTGTATATGATTTCTCAACTGCATTTGAGGGTGGCGAAGTAGACCAAACCATCGCAGATGAGTTTTCAAAAATGCTTAATGGTGTAGGTGCAACGCAAGAACAAGCATTACAGATGGCTAAGTTTGGCAATCAATATGCTACCAATCTTGTAACGGCTTACGAAAACCAAAAGCAAGAAGCACTCAAAGCACAATACGATGGGTATGCAGAAAACGCTAAAAAGGTATTAGGTAACAAATTCGATACTACTGTTAGCCAAGCGGCCGCAGGTGTTGAAGCAGTAGAAAAGACAATTCCTAATATCCGTGAAATTCTAGCTGAAAATGGCTTGGGTAATCGTGTAGAAGTAATTCAATTATTCGCACATATTGCTGGTATGGCAAGCGAAGATAGCAATGCAGGGAATAACACACCTGCAAATAATCAATCGGATGAAGCTATTAGACGAAATATGTATCCGTCTATGTTTAAAGATTAAAGGAGATTAATTAATGGCTACAATCGGAACTAACAATCCTACATTATTGGATTTGCAAACACGCATGGATCCAAATGGTAAAATTGCACAAATCATTGAGCAATTAAACCAAACAAACGAAATCATTCAAGACATGACAATGATTGAATGTAACGATGGTACATCTAACAAAACAACTGTACGTACTGGATTACCATCCACTACATGGCGCATGTTGTATGGCGGTGTACAACCATCTAAATCCACTACCAAACAAATCACAGATACTTGTGGTATGTTGGAAGCATATTCCGAAGTGGATAAAGACTTGGTTAAACTTTCTAATGACCCTGTAGCGTTCCGTGCAACAGAAGATAGTGCATTTGTTGAAAGTATGGGTCAAGAAATCGCACGTACACTTTTCTATGGTGATGAAACTACACCAGAAAAATTCATTGGCTTATCCGCACGTTTTAATACATTAGACACTAAAAAAGCTGATTGTGCTAAGAACATTATTGATGCAGGCGGTACTGCTAACCTTGCCTCTATGTGGATCGTAGGTTGGGGCCCTCTTACTGTACATGGTATTTATCCACGTGGCAGTCAAGGCGGTTTAGAACAAGAAGATTTGGGCGAAGTTACAGTAACTAAAGCTGATGGTTCTATGTTCCAAGGTTATCGTACCCATTTTAAACAAAACATTGGTTTATCTGTTCGCGACTGGAGATATGTAGTGCGTATCGCTAATATCGATATGAAATCTATCAAAGAAGATATTTCCGCAGGCCCTAACTTGATTAACTTGATGATCCGTGCAGAAGAAAAAATGCAATCTCTCACAGGATGCCGTCCAGTATGGTACATGAACCAAGAATTGCGTACATTCTTACGCTTGCAAAAGAATAAAGTGCATGGTTCTACTATCACAGAAGATATGGAAATGGGTAAAATGGTTACTCGTGCTAACGGTATTCCTGTTCGCAAAATTAATGCATTGCTTTCCACCGAAGCACGTGTTACTGCATAGTAGAGAGGAGAAAATACATGATTATCGATACTTTAAATACATTCCATTGGAAACGTGAATTATCTGGCAATGTCAGCTCCGATGTTATGGTTACTAGCGGTGATGCTGACCCTAACTTGTGGTTGGTTGTTCGTGTAGACAAAGCATTAACAGGTGCTGCATTAATCAACGTATATACATCTGATACAGAAAACATCGCTAACCCTGTATTGTTGCATGGTATTACATTACCAGCCAATGCACCAGCTGGGTACGAATATAAAGTACGATTGGCAAATGGTGTTAAACGTTATACACGTGCTAATGTCAACAATGCAACGGCTGGCACAATTTCTGTATTCTTAACTAGCGGTATCACTAGCAAATAGGGGGTAACATGGAATACATTGCAAAAGTAACTTTGTATCACAATACAAAGGGTTTAATTGAAGAAGGACAAACAGTAGAACTTACAAAAGAAGAAGTAGCTGAATATGATAAAGATTACTTCAATGATTTGTTTGAGGCTGTAGGCGCAGAAGAAACCGAAGATGGCGAAGAAAAGCCAAAGACTAAATCTAAAGGCAAGAAATCGGAAGAAACTGCAGAATAACAGAATGAGGGGTGCTTATGCATCCCTCTTTTTCACTATAAAAAGGGGGCAATATGACACCTACTGATATTTGCAACATGGCTTTGTCATTAATCAATGGCGGTAGGATATACGGCCTTGATGAAGAAACAGAAACGGCTAGACAATGCAGATTGCACTATGATGCAACACGCAAGATGCTACTATCTCAATACGAATGGAATTTTGCACGTAAGCGTGAAGAGTGCGTACTATCTGAGCATAAACTAGCTGGCTATGAATTTGTTTATGCATATCCTGAAAAGTGCATCCGTATCCTTGGGGTTATTCCTAAAGGGGAACGATTTAAAGCGGAAAGCCAAAAGGAATATGATGTGTTTACTTTTGATGATAACACAAAGTACATAGTAAGCGATGTACCGCTTGCGTACATTGACTATGTGTATGATGTGAAAGATATAGATGTATTCAGTCCTGTATTCGTACAGGCCTTGAAATCTAAAATGGGGGCAGAACTAGCTATGCCATTAACTGGTAATAGTGGTTTATTCGACCAATGCTATAAACTCTATCAAGCAGCAACGCAAGAGGCCAAGAGTTTGAGTGCTAAAGAACGTAGGCAAGATATGCCATATATTTCTAACTATGTAAAAGCAAGGAGTTGGTAGTCATGAAACCAATGTATATATCGCAACTTGCATTTACAACTGGTGAGATTTCGCCTGATGTATCTAGACGATTTGACTTAGATCAGTTTAAAAGTGCGTTACTATTAGCAGAAAATGCAGTAATCAGACCTTATGGCGCAGTAGCTAGACGGCAAGGGTCAGAGTATATAGGGCAAGTCAAGAACAAGGATAAATCTACACGGCTATTTGAATTTACGGCCGAAAAGAACAAATCATTCCTACTTGAAATAGGAGAACAGTACATCAGAGTGTGGCGAAATGGTATCTATACAGGTATAGAACTAGAAACACCATTTGAAAGCGATGTAGTCGATAAATTGAACTGCATCCAAAGTGGCGATGTAATGTTTATTTGTAGTGGCAAGTATCCAGTAAAAACGTTATCACGATATAGTGATACAGACTGGCGATTTGATACATACAAACTATCTGAGCAACCATACGGCGAAGTCAACACAGACAAAGAAAGTACTGTAATCTTGAATGGCGATACCTTAACAGCTACAAAAGATATATTCAATGCTGATATGGTTGGTTCGGTTATGCAGATTGAACATTATGTAAAAGCAATTACGACTAACAGTACTGGTACAGTAATTGAAAGTAGTCGATGGGTGTATGGTGATGAACATGGCCATGAGGAGCATAACACAAATTATAACAATATAGATTACAATGTAGAACAATTTAGTACTGATGAGGATTTATCATGGAAATTCACATCACATGGTACATGGAATGGTACTGTTAAAATCCAAATCAGTAATGACAATGGCACTACGTGGAAAGATTACAGGGTATATACATCCAACAATGACTACAACGTTACAGATACAGGCAAGGTTACGCCTAGTGCTAAATTGAAAGTTGTTTCTGATTTGAAAGGCGGTAGCGTTAATGTAGATTTATCTTTCTTGCCACACTCTAATTATGGTGTAGTTGAAATCAAAGAATTTATAGACAGTAAACACGTTAAAGTAAATGTATTAAACAACGTTGTAGAAAATGAAGCTACATCTAAATTCAGATTTGGGCAATGGGGTAAAGGCCTTGGTTATCCTCGTGTATGCACATTCTACCAAGATAGATTTATCCTAGCATCCAGTTTTCAATATCCTAACTACATATGGTTCAGTCGCACAGGCGATTATTCCAATTTTGGTGTAGAAAAGGTAGGCGGTACGATTACAGATGATAGTGCAATCACACTACCAGTAATTAATCGTAAAATGTATGACATTAGACATTTGATACCAGCTAATGACTTATTGATTTTGACAAGCGGTAACGAATGGATAATTGATGGTTCAAAAACTATCACACCGACTAACTGCAATTTGCGAACACAAACCCAACGAGGTGCATCTGAATGTGAGCCACAATATATAGGTAATAGATGTGTTTATGTACAGGCTCGAGGTTGTGTAGTGCGTGATATGGGTTATTCCTATGAAAGCGATAACTACACAGGGGCAGACTTAACTTTATTTGTTAAGCATCTAACCAAGTACAGAAACTTCATCACAAGTGCTTACGCACAAGACCCAGACAGTATTGTGTATTATGTAACGGATGATGGCAAAATCAACTGTTTAACCTACATTCCAGAACAAAAGGTGTATGCATGGTCGCACTTCACCACAAAAGGCAAATATAAATATGCTGAGAGTGTGGCAGAGGGCGAACAAGACAGTTTATATGTAATCGTTGAGCGTGATTTTAAAAGTGGCACAGTTATGTGCATAGAACGATTTGAGCCAATGTATAACGCTGATAATAACAACGTGTATATGGATTGTTACATTCGACAAACTAGCACAGAGAATATCAGTACTATCACAGTACCTCATCTGATTGGTGAGGATGTGCAAATCGTTGTAAATGGTATGGAACGGCCAATTAAGGAAGTACCACCTACGGCAATTATTAATATCGATGGTAAGGCACAAAGCGTAGCCGTTGGTATTAACTACACTACACGATTACGTATTCCGAGCATCGAAATGCAAATACAAGATGGCACATTACAAGGCCGACAATTAACGATGAGTAGATTATCGATGAACATCTTAAATTCATTCGGTGGCAAAATCGGAAGAAACTTCAACCATATGGATGATATTTCATTACCGCCACTCAAGTTATATAGCGGCGATAAGGTATGTATATTGCCAAAATTCGATGGAGTATACTCAACCGATGCATCTGTATGCATTTTGCACGAAAAACCTTATCCATTTAACCTTTTAAGCGTTACAAGAGAGATAGAAATAGGCGGTGGTTTTCCAAATGTTACAGGACTTTGATATTTGCCCTGTAAGGCACACTTCATTAATTCATGACTTATATATCAACTTAAGGCCTATAGACACCTTAGAGGTCAATATAGCGAACCAAAATTCCCCGAATTATGGAAAAAATGATTTTGTAAAGGATATATGTAGTGATGATTACGAAAACCACATTGTAATTGAGAATGATGTACCGATAGCCGTATATGGAATTTCAAAAAAGCCAATCAACGGAATGTACTGCATTTATTTCTTGGGTAATAAGATACTGGATACGAATTTGAAATTGCAAAAGGAATTTCTAAAACGAAGTAACGCAATCATAAAAGAGTGGTTATCCACTCATGAATGTTTATTCAATTTCATACATAAGAAAAATAACCGCTCGAAGCGATGGCTTACATCACTAGGGGCGGTTATTCATTCTGATATAACGCATAACGGAATGGAACTATTTACATTGAGAAAGGGGGATGCGAATGTGTAATCCTATTGCATTAATGGCAGGTCAATTGGTTACTACATTGTGGGGGCAACACCAACAAACCAAAGCACAAACTGCAATGTATAATGCACAGGCACAAGCAGCGGAAGCGAATGCACGTATATCCGATAGGAAACAACAGGATATTGCCAATCAAGCACTACAAGAGCGAGATAAGATGGACAATAAGATGCGGTTAATTGCAGGTCAGAATACGGCTGAAGCAGGCGCTACTGGGTTATCCATGAGTGGCACACCATTACAATTAATGGCTAGTAGCTACGATGAATACAACAAGGATATTAACAATTGGGAAACTAATAAGAATAACAGCATTTACAATGAATATCTTAATGGGGTTAATTATCGCAATGAAGCTAGTAGCGCAAGAGCAGCTGCATCTAATGCTAAAACGCAAGGGCGATTGCAAATGCTCGGTACTATCTTGAGTGGTGCATCTAGTATATATGGGATGAAACAACAATATGCAGGTGGTAAATACACAACTCAATATGGCGGTGATGTAAATGGTGTAACAGAAAGACCAGTTAAAACAGTTAAGAAAGTTTGGACTTTTAACGGCAGGTAACTATGAAATTAGTTAATTATGAACAAAATGAAAGATTGAATACAGTTAATGGTGAGTTTAGACCAACAATCAATGCGGAAGCATATGGTGTTAACCAAAACGGCATTAACACATTTGCAAAAGCATTAGATGATGCATCTAAAACTTGGCTTGAAATCGATAAACAAAAAGATTATATCAATGCTACAAATGCTATTAATGAATTTAATCAAAAAGTAACTGAATTAAAATTTGATAAAGATAAAGGGTTAATGTACCAAAAAGGTATGAATGCACAAGGAATACTACCTACATACCTTGAGAGTACACAAAAATTCCAAAGCGAACTTGCTGCTAAATATAACTTACGTACAACTGATGCGGTAAACGCTTTCAATAAAGCGGTTGAAACATCAAAAACAAACGATTTAGATGGTATATCTAGGTACATGAGAGGTCAGTACGAGGATGCACTAAGCACAGCCACACAAAATCAAATCAATAACTTGAACAACAATCTGTTACAAACGGGTGATGTTAATCAACAAATGAAAACATTAACATTAACAGGCGATTTAATAGAAGCAACTGGTAAACAATTAGGGCTTGATGATGAACAAATAGCATCTAAAAAACAACAAAACTATGATCTTAATGCTAAAACATTATTAGACAAAACTGTTGCTGATAATAATTCAGAAACATTGGACAAGCAGTTGACTGCATTAACTGGGCTTGCTAGTGAGAATGTATTAACACCATACAGGAAAATGTACCAACAAATGGGTATAAACAAAATCGCTAACAATGAAAACGATTTCGGCGCAATCCGATTAGCTGCAGGCGATGATGTAAATCGTGGTATGGACATTATGGGTTCACGCATACGTTCGCAAATGGAAGCTAAGAATAAGGAAGCTATGCAGTCAGGTGTTGGTGCTAATCAACATTTATGGAAATTAGCACAATATGCACATAATAAGTATGGTATCAATACAGAAATTGCATATAGGCAGTTGTATGCAGAGGGTACAGATGGTGGCAAACTTAGTAGATTAGCAAGAGAAAATCATAACTACGCAGGGCTAACTCAATCAGAACCTAATGGAGAAGAAAATAAACAACCAGATGGAACGAATTATTACAAAATGTATAATTCCGACGAAGAGTTTGTGGATGATTGGATTGAACACTATATTAAACCGAATGGCGCAGTAAACGCACAGAGCATAGACGAATACGCTGACAAGTTAAAAGCAGGTGGATATTATGGCGCAGATGCAGAACATTATAAAGAATTAATGCGCAATGTACCTATGACTAAAGGCGGTCAACCTGTTTATTCTGAAGATCAGATTGAAAAGGCGGTTAAACAAGGCCGTGAAAATTATAAAGGATGGCTGACAATGCAAATGAACATCGAAGCCAAGCAAGCTAAAGATAGAATTACTGCAGCTAAAATTGTATATAACCAATTAATAGCAAAAGGTGATTATGTAGGTGCATCATCTTACGCACACGCACAAGCAGCAGGCGCACAGACCGATATGGAAAAGGAAGCGTGGAGCGGTACAGAAGCATCAATGCGACCTAAACTTGATTCTATGTATGAAAAAGGCCTTAAATTAAATGCAAAACAAAAGTTTGAGTTGAAAAAATATGCTGAAACTCATACATACGAAGAAACACTAGCACACGCACAGAGAATGTATCCTGATAAAGTTGTTGATGATAGTTTCGATGGAGTGTTGCTTGAAGCGAACGATAACCGATTAAAGGCCAACAAAATTGATTTAACACCTTATGATAGCGAAATACAAAGTGCGTTGCCTGCTGACAAATCATTGCGTTCAAGTTTTGAATATGGTGTTAAACAAGAGATGTTAAGCCGTAAAGCTGACTTTGAAAGCAAACACGGCAGAGCGCCTACAGAAGCAGAAATGCATGATATATTTGAGGGCGCATTAGCAACACAAACATTACGAAGTACGGAAAAACCATATTTCGGTGATGGCGATGATTATAGCGCACCTATTAGTGCAGCAAGCAATAGAGCGATGGGTATTGTACATGTTGAACCTGTTGGCAACCATTATGTGCGTGTAACATATCAAGATGGCTCAACAAGAGATATTTACGAAAGCGTGTATAACAACATGCAAAGAAGATATAACGATAACGGAGATTAAAAATGGCTAAACAAACACTTGAACAAGAACGGCAGGAAGCACTAGCTGTACAGAATGGCTATGTTAAAACATCACCATCTTTTAGTGCTAGTGCTGGTGTTCAGTCTAAACCTACTGGCGGTTTTACTGAAGTTGGTAATGCAATAGGTGCAGGGATAGATACAACGGCACAAGTAGTTGATAATGCTATTAATGCAATTAAGGCTATTGCAAATACACCACGCACAATGGAAGAAACTAATGCTGATGGTACAACCACATATTATCCGTTTGGTAAAGCTGACAATCCATATCAAGGTTTAGAACCACTAGGACAGTCATTACAGAAAGTACTTCCTACAAGTGTTGTTAGTAATACGGATAGATTGTTTCTATACAATAATGATACCCTACGTTATAACGAAGCAGTTAGAATGGGAAAGGTATTAGATATTGACCCTGATGTAATTATGCGTGGTGATGATAAAGCGTTTGAACGTGCTGATTATTTATCAAGACGAGTTGAACGTGGCGCAGTATTACAAGATATATACGATGAATTTCCTGAACTGTATAAAGTAAAATATGGTTCACAAGCGGAACAATTACAAGCAATCAACAATCTACAATCAATTCGTGCTACGAAATCTACATTCGATGCAATTCAACAAGGTATTTGGTCTATGAACGATCAGATGAAGTTGGGTGATGTTGGATTTGAATTGGCACATACAAAAGACCCTGAACGTATTAACGAATTAACATCAGAAATGGAACGCTTACAAAATAACTTGCGCAACTACAGAACACCTGATGGAACTAATCCATTACAAGAAGTATTCGGACAAACGGCAGCACAAGCATACATGATGGGTAAACAAGGCGGTACAGGTGCAATCATAGGCGGTGCAATCGGTGCGGTAATTGGCGGTTTAACTACCGATGGTGTAGGTATAGGCGCAGGTGCAGTAACTGGTGCTAAATGGGGTGGCGGTGCTGACATGGCATACGAAATGTACAAAATGTCATTTGGCAACAAATACCTAGAACTCATTAATAAACGTGATGCAAATGGCAACAAAGTATACTCTAATGATGAAGCCTATAAATACGCCATGACATATGCTGCAGTTGATACAGGTATCGAAATGGCATCTACACGTTTCATGATTAAAGGTGTAGGTAAAGTAGCGCCTAAAGCGGTTATGTCAAAAGTATTACGAGGTGCTACCAGTGATACACTAGCAACATTTAATAGGGGCATTGGCACTACTGTTGCACAAATGGCTAAAGCATCTGTTAAAGCTGGCGGTTCTGAATTAGTTGAAGAGGGCTTGCAAGACATTAACGAAAAATTCCAACATAACCTATACCGCAATGCTAATGACCCAGAGGGAGTATATTCCATAGGTGATATGGCAGTAGGTGCAGGCGGTGCAATGCTACAAGCACTACCAGCCGTTATTGGTTTAGGCGCAATTGGTGGCGGTGTTAGTGGTATTCACACTATGAAAGCCTTTCACGAATTTCAAAAGCTAACACCAGAGCAACAACAACAAGCGGTGATGGCAGAACAAAATCGAAATGGTACTGCTATCATGCAAGCGTTGAAGCAAGATGCATCTTCAAACAAAATGGCAAAAGAAAACCCTGAGTTGTACGGAAAAATCGTACAAGCACAGGGCGATAATGTAGGTGTATCCACTGCATATGTAAATGTTAATGAAATGGCAGAAACAGAGCAAGGGCAACAAGCCATTAAGAATATGATTGATAGTGGTTTGGTTACGCAAGAGGAAGTATCGAAGAGTATCGAAGCTAATGCAGATATTCCTGTACCAATCGGAAAGTATGCACAATTAAGCGGTGGCTTGACGGAAGAAACTGTAAAGGCACTAGAAGAAAGTACATACTTTACTCGTGGTGGTATGTCTATGAAAACCCTTGAACGTGCAAAAGCGGAAGTGGAAGCCTTTAATAATAACCTAGTTGATGCAACAGAAAAGAAAGCACAACGAGTTAAAGAAAGCATTATCCGTGATGAATTTGAAGATGCAAGCGATGTAGATCGTGAAGTACTAGACCAAGTATTTGCTAACCCTACACAGGTTAAGCAAGCATACAACAACCTGTACAAAAACCTAGTGCAAGAGTATCGTGAAAACTACGCAAGCGACTTTGACAACATGGACAATGATATTAAAGAAGCTACGGCGAGTGGTGTAGAGCCAGAATGGTTGACTGATTATAAGTCTAATAATGGCGGTAAAGCACCACGCACGAATGCAGAACGTAGACGTGCAGCATTTCATTCTAGCGTAGCAAAAGCACAAACTGCATTTGTTGATAATACAGAAGCACTTAACCAAAGCAATATCCATCATGCTGATATGGAGCATACGCTACAACAAATTGAAAGCCTTGAACGCTTGCATGATAAGATTTTCACATTAGCGGATAACGATATAGCGTTACGGATGCAATTATCCAAGAGTGGCTATGAAGTGTACAACAAAGTAGTTAAAGCGATTGGCGAAAGTAACGATAGAAAACAACGTGAAACGGCAAAAGCTAATGCGTTGTTGATGGCACAACATGCTGATGTAATGGCACAATATATGCGACAAAAGGGAAAAGGCGGTTATACCGCTATGGATTATTTCCGTGATAGTATACAAATCAAGATGAATGCGGTTTTAGATAATCAAAAATGGTATGCACAACAATTGGTAATGCATCAAAAATTACAAGCCGATATAACTCAATGGGGGAAAATATTAAACGATTTACAAAACGGAACGCTTAAACAAGGTGTAAATAAAATAATGTCAGCACCTTTAGTGTTTAGCACAATTAAAGATCCTGACTACAAATTTACAACTGGTGATGTTTATATAACAACGAAAATGCTTAATAAAGTATTTGCCACTAAGCATGCACATAAGTTTGACTTAAATGTTATGAAACAGTTACCTGGTGCGTTATCTAATCCGATTGCAATATTCAAAAACTTTGACCCTGTTGCTAATGCATCGGTAAAAGGTGAGATTATTGCCGTTGTTGAATTAAGAGATACGCAAAATAACCTTGTTCATGTGCCGTTGGTTTTTGATGTTCAAAGCGGAAGAAATAGCTATCAAACTAGGGTTAAAAGTATATTCCCTAGAGTTAATACTACATGGTACTCTAATGCGATAAATAATGGCGATTTGTTATATGTTAATACAAAAAAAATAAACCAACTAACAGTCAATAACGTCCAATCAAGCGGACAAATGAGTGTTAGTTGGTCTAATATTATTAATAGTATACCAAATGAAAATGATTTAGACAAGCTCCGAAAGAAACATAATTATCAATATTATCAATCCGCATGGCATGGTTCACCACATGACTTTGATGAATTTGATTTAGGTGCTATTGGTACTGGTGAGGGCAACCAAGCACATGGATGGGGATTGTATTTTGCTAAAGATAAAAAAGTATCCAAACTGTATAAAGAGGTATTGAGTAAAGCACAAGGTTCTAACAAAAGCAGTTTATTTAAAGTAGAAATACCAAATGAAACAGAGTTATTACCAGAGCAATATCCTATTTCTGGATATAGTCGATATGTAAGAGATAGCTTGAAAAACGGATTACATAAAATGTCAGAAGAACAACTGGAACGTTTTACAAGTCTATTAATTAAATATCACAAAGGTTCTATTATTGGTGATGAACGAATAGATAAATACATACGATTTATGGATATTGGGTACATAATATCTGAGCTACACAATAAAAATAAAACAATAAATGACATCAAGAAAATTCAAAAAAGAAATATTGATAGATTTTTGAAGTCGGTAGGCATAGATGAAGATTTAGATACTATAGCCAGCAATGAAGATTTATTGGAAGAAGTGTATAAAAAGTTTAGATATGAATTGTATCCACAGTACGAAAAAGAAAAACAGTTAGAACGAGAACGTGAAGAAAAAGCGATCTCGAATGTTAAGGCTGATGTATATGGTGCATTAGAGAAAACAAATATTGATGGTAAACAGTTGTATTCGTTTTTATCTCATGCACTTGGTAATGATGAACATTTTAATCTTCATAGTGTGAAAAATGCTAAAAAGGCTAGTGAATTTTTAAATAGTATCGGTATAAAAGGCATATACTACGATGGCGAACAAGATGGACGATGCTATGTAGTGTTCGATGATAAAGCAATCAAAGTCATTGAAAAATACAACCAATCTGTTAATGGCATGACCGAAATTATGAGCGATGGTGAACGTATTATCAGCATCTTTAAAACCGCAGATAGAAGTACATTCTTACACGAAATGGGGCATGTATTCTTTGATGATATTCAAAAACTAGCATCTATGGACAATGCACCTAAACAATTACTTGATGATTGGAACGCACTCAAAGAGTGGAGCGGTTGGATTGATGGCGAAAACGTAGACAATACCAAAGCACACGAGAAATTCGCACGAGGTTGGGAAAGCTACTTACGAAGTGGTGAAGCACCAACAAAAGGATTACAACGTGTATTCCGTCAATTCTCTAAATGGTTAACTCGTATTTATCGTAGTGTTCAACGATTAGGCGGTGAAGTACCATCTGACATTAAAGATATAATGGCACGCATGATAGCTACACAAGACGATATTGAAAACTACGCACATGAGCAAGCATTAGAGCAATTTGAAAATACAAAATTGTATCAACAGTTGAGCGAAACCGAACAAGCACGAGTGCAAGGCTACATTGCTGACATTAAAGAAAAAGCTAAAGAACGTGTAATGCGTAAGTACATGAAAGAGTTAGATAATCGACCTATTAAAGAATGGGAAGAAGTAAAAGACGATGTACAGGTTGCAATCGAAAAGCGTTTAATCGAAGAATATCCTATCTATAAAGAACATCAACGATATCTTGCAATTGGCGATGCAGCGTTGGTTAATACTCAATACGGCAACATCGAAAACCTAAAGAAAGCAGAAATAGAAGAAACAGGGGCCACATTTGAAGATGCTATTAAGCAAGAGATGGAACACGCAAGATCCGAATTTGTTGAGGTCAACAATATCGGAAAATCCAATGAGCAAATAGCGGAAGAAATGTTATTATCTAACCAAGGTCAAATGGCACTTACAGAAGAAGAGGCTAAACTTATTAAGCAATATACTAATAAGGATTTGGCTAACAATTGGCAACTATTGGATAAATTGCAGCGGTTAGACCCTAATAGAGAAAATCTTGATGCGGAACTAGCACCGATTGAAAAGGCAATTACTAAAGCGGAACAAATCAAACAGGATAATGCAAAAGTAGCTAAAGAATTGAACTCTACTTCTAAGGAACTCGACAAAGCCGAAGATAAAATAGAGAAATTGAAAGCACAGTTACAAGAACGCATTAATGCTGTTCGTGCAATCCGTGATGGTGGATTTGGCACTATTCCTAAATACATGAATAAGGCCCGTGCTGAATTAGGTGATTTGACATTGGCACAAGCGAGCCAATATAAGAAATACCAAAATCAAGCAATCAGAGATGGTAAGAATGCAGATAGAGCATTAGCCGTTAATAAGGTAGAGGAAGCATTAGAGCATAAACAATCTCAAATGATGAATCAAGCAAGGGCTAGAGTGGCATTTGAAAATCAACAACGTATCAAGAAATTACGTACTAAATTGTTAGAACAAAATGCACGCATTACTCGTGCGAAAAACCCTGTAATGCTAGACCCTCAATTGCGGTACTTCTATACTCATATGATGTACCAAATGGGGTTGATTAAGCGTGACGGATTGATTCCTACAGATGGATTTGATGAAACGGTTATTACTAATCGACTTGACCCAGACGCAGGTATAGCAGGATTCAATACATTAATTAGTATGGATGATACTGTAAGCGGTATTTTTAATGCTAAATTACCTCGTACATTCGCTACCTTAACCGTTAATGAATTGAACATGCTCGAAGAATTAATGACTGGCATGTATAAAAACGGACGTAGGGAATATGAGCATAATAGCTTTTTAACCGAAAACGGCAATCCTTTATCTATTGATTATGTAGAACGTGATATCCTTGATAAGGCTATTGAAACATTTGGCGAAGTAGAAGAAAGCACTTTCAACATTGAAAATAGCAAGACTACTAAAAACGCTATATTCAATAAGATGGCTAACTTCATTGAATCGTTACAACAAATCAAAACCATCTTGCGCCGTTTAGATGGTGGCAAGGGTGGCCCTGCTGAAATATATATCTACGATACTATTAACCGTGCACGGCAACATTTCAACGAACGTCTTGAAAGTGAAACGATGCGCCTAGCTAAAAACGTAGCATTATATTCACGTAAGGAACTCTATAAAATCCGTAACGAACGAGGCTATCAAGTAGGGGACGCAAGAAACCTCACTAAAGAGCAAGTTATGGCCCTAGCCTTGAATTGGGGGACAGAACGTAATAGACAACGTGCTATAGAGACCGTAAAAGCCAATGAGGTTGAAATAGAACGACTATTCCAAGACGTACTCGATGATAGAGACTGGGAATTTATTATCCGTGAATGGGAGCAAATCAACTCATTTTATCCAGAACGTAGTGCAGTACAAGAACGCATGACAGGTAATCCATTAAAGAAAGAAGAAGGAATTACATTTAGAATCGGCGGACGTACCATAGAGGGGCAATATTACCCTATAATGTACGACCCTAAGACTAGCGGTAAATCTTCTAATCATGAAATGGAAGATATAGCACAATCATTCATGAGTAGTAATGCTACCTTTGGTTATGGCATGAGTGCTACTAAATCACGTCTTGATAAGGTGAAAGATAAACAATTGTTATTGTCTTTAGATGTAATACCTCGTGCAATTACAGAAAGCATCAATCACATTACGATGCGTGAGGCGGTTACGGATGTAAATACGTTAATTAATCGTAAAGAATTTGCGGACTATGTTACAAATAAACTCGGTGCTAGTGAGTACCAATACTTGCGCCAATGGGTACGAGACCAATGGACAACGGAAGTATCTCGGTTAACCGAATTTGACAATATGATGCAAACGATTAAGCGTAATATCTCATCTGCTGTTATGGCAGGCAAGGTAAGTGTAGCTATCCAAAACGTGGCGAATATTCCTGTGGCTATGGAACAATTAGGCGCAGCAAGAGTAATGCGTGCGTTATATCGTGCAGGTGTAGGCGTATATGGCCGAGGTTCTGGACGGTATAACGAAACTTATGGATTTGTATTAGGAAAATCCGTAATGCTCCGTGAGCGTGCACAAACACTTGATAAGGATATGCGTAGAGGTTTAGAAATTGGCGGTAAAGGATTTACGATTGATGGTAAATCTGTAGGCGGTTACACCATGGAACAATTAGGCGAGGCCCGTGATGCTATTAATAGTTGGGGTTACAGTCTACTTTCTGAAACGGATCTAATGCTTTCTGTTCCGATTTGGAAAGATGTATACGATGTGGAATATTCTAAACTTGTACAAAAAGAGGGTATATCTTTAGAGTGGGCAGACCAACGAGCAATTGAACTAGCTGATAAGGCTATCATTGATATATTTGGTAGTGGTGATATTAAAGACCAAGCAGGCATACAACGTAACAAAGGGACTATCGCTAATTTTGCGACTACGTTCTACACGTATGCTGGCACACTATGGAATATGCAACTTGACGGATTCTATGCATTTAAAGATAGAGGGGATTTCAAGAAATTCGCTCGTGTAATCTTCTATGACCTATTTATGCAAGCTGTAATCATGGTTATATATAATAATCTCTTTGGTAGTGATGATGACGATGACCCTACAAAAGTAGCTAAGTCATTAACTAAAGAATTTGTAAATCAAAGCGTCATGGGCGTACCGTTCGTGCGTGAGGGTATCACACAAGCTATGAATAGAATGTTAGGCGAAAAGGTATACAATCGTGGAACGTCGCCGTTATCCTATGCGGTAATCGATAAAATCGATGATATATTTACTGCTGTGAATAGTAGTAAAAAGGATTGGACGGACGTAGGACGTGCAGGACTACAATTTACCAATTCTATGACAGGGTTAAGCAATACACTAACCGATGGCGTCATGACAATTGCAAAATACGGTTTAACGGATATAGATGCAGAGCTCGAAGATTTGCTATATTCCGTCATTTTTGATAAACGATTGAAATCTAAGAAAGAAAAACAAAAGGAAAAAAAGCAAAATAAGCATTAATAAATAAGGACTACTCAATTATGGGTAGTCCTGTTTAATTAGAAAGGGGAACAAATATGATACCAGAGGTCAAAAAGCCTAGTGTAGTTTATCAATGTGATGGAGCAAATAAGAAATGGATATGGCCGTATGATTTCAATAGGATTGAAGATATAGCCTTAATTATTGTTGATGCTGACGGCACAGAAAGCGTGCAAATAGGAAACATCGATTATGATAAAGAAAGCAAAACTTTAACATATCCTACTGATGGTGATCCGTTAGACAATACGCACAAGGTTATTCTTGAACGTAGAACACCAATCACTCAAGACACGGATTTGCCTGATGAATATCCTTTCCAAAATATCGAACACATGACAGATAAGGTTACATTGATATTGCAAGAAATGCAGGAGAAGATGAATAGAGCCTTATTAATCCGTGTTGATAGCGATGAGGATGCAACTACAGTTGCACGTAAGATTGTAGATACATCGACAAAGGCAGCAAATGATGCTATAGATGCATATGAAAAAATCAAAGCCGAAAGTGATACTATTAATGCTAATGCAGAAATAATTAAAACATTAGGCGGTGAAATCACAGAATTAAGCCGTACAGTTGATGATAAACTAGCGACTAGCAATACTGCACTTAATACATCTAGTGCTAATGTAACGAAAGCAGAAAAGCTAGTGGCAGATGCAAAAGCGTATGCAGGACAAACAACTGTTGATAAGCGTGATATTAATGAGTTGGTGAGCCAAGCACGAACTTTAAAAACTGACATTGATAACAAACAAACATCAATCGCAAGTAACGCTATCAAGGCAACAGATGCAGCTAAACGCGCAGAAGTCGCAGCAAGTAAAGCGGAACAAATCGCCTTGCCTAATGGTGGTGGTTTGATTACCAAGACAGAAGCTGATACAAAATTTATTCCTAAAGATAGCCTATATGGCATCGTATCTGTTAAAGACTTTGGGGCGGTTGGTGATGGTGTAGCAGATGATACCGCATCATTCAAACGTGCTAATGATAATCTTAAAAATAAGATATTGTTAATTCCTAATGGCATCTACAAAATCAATGAGCATATCTCATTTGATACAGTTGATAGTGTAATGGATATGGGTACATACAATTCCATTAAGCCGTTCTACCCTACCGAAACACCAATGTTAAAAGGTGCATCAAACATCGCCTTTGTTAAAAACATCCAATATGGTGATGAGGTTAACCAATGTCAAGGCTTTACCTACAACGATAAAAAGAATGTGTTTTTGTTAGCTTGTATTAATAGCGATGGTACAAAACAAAACTTGTACGAACTCAATCCAGATACATTTGAAATCGTAGGTACATATAAGTTTAGCGACCCTGACAAAATGGGTCATTGTAACACTATGTGCTACAACAAATACACGAACAAGATTTACCTTGCCAATGGTTTAAAGAATGGTAATAACCTATCTGTATTTAATGCGGATACTATGACATTTGAAAAGACCATCACATTGAACGAGCGTGTATTTAATATCGGATATGATCCTATCACACGAACTTATGTGAGCATTGTACCAATTAGCGGTCAACAACGCTTACGTGAAGTCAACTTGTACAATGATGATTTCCAAAAGATGAAAACATATCAAATTGACTACCAATACGATGACTTTAACAACAATGGTGCATTAATGCTTAACGGATGCATCATGAGTGCAACGCTCGGTAGTTTGGTAGAATGCACACCATTTGGCACAGTTAAACAAATCATTGAAATCAATAGAACTACTGAAATTGAAGATATAGCATACTGCAATGGCAAATTTTATTTTGCGGTGCTAACAGAAAAACCTAGTAAACGGCATCAAGTTGATATTTATGTAGGTAATCCAAACCGAGATTATCAAAATTCCATTAATACTGCACGATTGGCAACGCTTGATTATCTCAAACTCACAGGCGGTAATGTAAGCGGTTCTATCGTGCTTAATAACAATACATTGTTAGAGGGCAAGAAAACCGATGGACATGGTGTGCGTATCGGTAAAGTATCAACATCTGATGCGGTGGAATTGGGAGACCCTAGCGTACCTGTATACTTAACTGGTACTACCTTGAAACACTATGACGGCACGGATAGTAGCACAGTATTAACTACTAAACATTATGACAAGGCTATTTACAGCAAGACTAAAGCGGACGAAGTATTTGTCAAAAAAGATGATGCAGGTTCATTTGGTTTTCCTTATTCTAAATTAGATACCGCAACAGATTGGAATACACTCACAACGCAAGGGTGCTATGAAATTAATTTTGATGGTGGTGATAACAATCCACCACGTTCGCATAAGCAAGGTATGTTGATTGTATTTAACTTTGGAGGTGGCAAATTAATCGACCACACGCTACATACATTAAACGGCGAAACATATCATCGTACTTTCATGGCTGATAAATGGGGTAGCTGGGGAAGAGTACAAACATCGTTGAATAGCCGATTGCAATTATGGAGTGCTAGCGGAAAAGTAGAGGTGGGTGTAAATGGCTGATATAACTATTAACGGGGAAGTTATAGCTACATTAACCGAAAACGCAAAAGACATGGGGAATAGTGAGTATTTAAAAATTATAATCGGTAGCAAGTCTTATTACGCTAGGCTTGCTACCGACACGAGCAAGCTGTTTGTGTACAAGGAAAACAAAAAACAATATGTACAGAAAGACGCTATCTTTTTTGAAACCTTTCGATACGAAAGAAAGTTCGAAAACTTTGAACAAAGATTTAATTTATGGTTGCCAAAAGGGGAATACTCAATCTCACTTGGAGCATCAACAACAATTTCAAAGACAATTACCATTGCAGAGGGGGAAGACGTTGGTATTGTATTTCAATGTGCAATATATAAAAAAACAGGTAATGGAAACAACCATTTGACAATCATGGATGGGAGTGGAACTCTATGTTACATTCATAACTATAACAATCGAAGTAATGCATGGTTCACAATATCTAGACAGGGAGATTGATTATTCGTAGGGAGATACAGATGATTGAAATATTTTTACCGATGTTTGATGAGGTGTTTAACGTGAGTGAGGCAGTACGAATTTCATTAGCTATATTTACAAGTGTGATACTTGTATTTGTAGATACATTTCTAAGGGTGTTTGTTGAGGCTAGAAACTACAATCTAGCAACTAAGAGAGAAGTTACAATTAAAAATACTTTACTGGCTATCCTGTGGCGAGGGTGGGCGGTAGTAGAAATTGACGGAAAGAAAAAGCGATTTTTAGTTAGCAACAAGCTGCGAGCAGACATGACCAAGAAATTGGTTATGTCTTATCCGTGGCTTTTTTTGTTGTCATTTATATTGTTGACATTGCCAGATGTAGAAGTACCTGTAATAGGCAAGGTAGATGTATTTTTAAGTACTTTGATGTATTTGATACCTATATTCATCGAGTTGGCAAGTTGTGTGGAAAACATGATTGAACTTGAATTTGTTGAAACGATATGGTTCAAGCGTGCGATTGAATTATTTAAACAGGTGATAGGGTTCGTTAAATCAGTAAAGGAAGCGATTAAATGATTGAAAAAATAAGTATACGAGAAGTACTGACAATCATCATATTAGGAACTGTAAATATAATGGCTATCCTATATGGTTACAACGAGTTGGCGATGAGTATATCGTCAGGATTGGTTGGATACCTAGGCGGACGTGAAAGTAATAGAAAGGAGCAACAAAAATGGAATTAGGCGGATTAAGTGCTGTATACGAAAGCAATGGAAACCCTGCTTGTGTATCAAGTGGTGTTAATGATGCAGGCGGTATTTCTTATGGCACGTATCAATTAGCTAGTAATTGCGGTAGCGTTGATGAATTTCTAGGTTGGGGGTTACGACAAGGCGGATTTTATACAGACTACGCAAGAGCATTGGTGGATAGTGGTGAAATCAATAGTGATGAGTTTATCGACCAATGGAAAGAACTCGGTGCTATTGATAGACAAGGATTTGCACAGATGCAACATGACTACATCAAGGCTAAATACTATGATGTAGCGTGTAAATTGTTACAAGATAACCTGTTCCATGTGGATAAACACTCCGACACATTGAAAGATGTGATATGGAGTAGAACAGTACAATATGGTGTAGGCAATATCGTTGATATGTTCAACGATGCATTGAAGTTAATGGAAAAGGCTTTGAATTTAGAATTGCCTAATCTATCCTACGTTGATGATAAGCGGTTCGACTATGACATCATCGCTTGTATCTATGATGTATGTATGACTACTGCATGGAATAATAGCGTGTTGCGTGATAATTTGAACGAGCGTTTCGCCGATGAAAAGTTTAGAGCGTTGGAAATGCTACAAAATGAATTAAACGAGGTGTAAGCCATGTTAATTAGTAAGTTGGTACAAACTATCAAGGAACACTACAAAATAGCCGTAGCGATTGCCCTATGCGTTTTTATCGCTATTGTAGGTGTAGTAATATATCATCACAAACAAAAAGAATTAGAAAAGCCTGTTATTCTTACACAAGAGCAGGCTAAATCACCTACAGAATTGTCAAAAACAATTCATGTTACTAAAACGGAAGCACAGGAAGTTATTTCCAAAAAGGAAAGAACACAACCGATAGCGACTTATTACACACAAGCACCTACAGTTGAAGTTGCAGCAGAACAGGTGAAACAGGATATTGCACATAGCAATCCTAACCTACCAAAAGTGGCTACTGAAAAATCTGATAGAACCGCAGTAGTTGCTAACACCGATGAACAAAAAGTCGATGTATATAAAATCAATCTAAACAAAGTACATAAGATAAAAGCTGGTGTTACTTTGATAGATAATAAAGCCTATGAAACTATAGGCTATCAAGCAGGTAAGTTTGAAGTGTTAACACATTTCAATGGACAACATTTAGAGGGCGCTAGCGCACTTTACACAGTAAAGGAATGGTGATCTAAATATCTCCGAGTTGCACGGCTTGCAACAATCAACTGTTAATTGACAGTTGGAAAGCATTACTTTATAACTGAAAGGAATAACACAATGGCACAAGTATTTACATTTGAAGGAAAAACACATCAATTCGCAGAAGATATTCAACCTAACAAAGAGGGGTTATATATGGCAACTCTAAAAGACGGCGATAACGTAACATGTGAAATGTGGTTTGTAAACGGCGAACTACACCGATTAATTGAATTAGACTAA